CATCCCGTGCGCTTTCAAGCGTTTGCAGTGACATGGTTTTCTGCATGTCTGGCGATACGTCAGAGGCTTTCCAATCCTGTGAAGGTGCAGGACCGCCCGCCGCCGTAACTTGAACCGATTCCCGCAACAGAACGCGACCACGTTTGCCACGGAACCCACGGGCCAGCGTGTCCATGTCAGTATCCGCAGCTTCGGGGAATGGCACAATCTGCGATCCAAGCGGCATGGCGTCATAGGCTTCACCCAAGGCGGTTTCCAGCGTTGCCAGCATGTCGCCGGTTAGGCTTGCACGGCGCAGAGGCGACGCCCCAAAATACGGTTGTGCCAGAGAGGCACCCGTCACGATATGCAGCACCTCACCCGCAAGCGCTGTTACCGCCTGCCCGCCCCCCGTATCCGGCAAGGTCAATTGATAAGCACGGGGCTTGCCGTTGCGTGTCGAGATCACCCAATCAGATGCAGGCACCAGCCCGCCTTCGGTGATCAGCGCCACAAACTCACCACGCAGGGCCAGAGAGCGGCCTAGCAGCGCCATTGTGCGCCGGTCCAGCATGTCGGCACCATCAACGTCAGCAAGCGCCATAGCGCCTTCCCAGAGGCTTACCGCGCCTTGCACAGTGGCGGTTAGTTCGGCAATGCCAGTTTGCCCCGTGATCCAGCTAGACCGCGCCGCCATGATGTCGGCAGTATAGCCCCCGCCCGTGTAGCTACGTTGCTCTTGTTTGTCGGCACGTTTGAACCAATCAAGAATTTTCATCGTTCACCCCCAAGCGGCGATATGGGCGTAGCAGATCAGCAGCCCCTGAATTGTGAATGGCTCTTGCCGTGTGGTTTGGATCAAGCCGGATGCTTTCGCTAATCTGCCCCACGTCGATGGAATAGGACCGCGCCCCAGCCGGTGCCGATGCCGTTGCAGCCATGTATTCAGCCAAGCGACGGTAAGCTTCCAGAACCGCAGCCGGTGGCGTGTCGGTGCTGCCCACGGTTGCCGTGATCCTGTATTGGCATTTATGGGCCAGTAGCATTCCGGTTGGCGTCTTGCGGTATGGCGATGCCACCCAATCTTCGGCGTCATAGTCCCAGACTTCCCGCGTCATGTTCGACACCGGATAAAGCGAAGGCGTCCACACATCGCCCCTGCCATTCCGAAAGCCGCTGCCGTTCACCAGCCACACAACTTGCCGTTCCGCCCAGCGGTAACGAATAAACGCTTCAATGCGCTGCCATACCAAAGCAGGCTCAAGCGCAGCCGCAGCCGGTGACAGATCGGCAGGCGGTGCCGGATATGCAGCGGGTTCGGCTTCATCAATATGCAATAGTGACATTCTAAAGCCTCCACTTGTTCAAGGGATGCACCGGAACCAGCAAGCCGCTATCGGTTATGTCCCAATTGCGTTCTTCGATTTCTGTTTCATGGTAAGCTGGCCGCGTCACGAATGAGAGTTCGTAAAGCAGCGCTGCCCAGATGTTGCGAATGATCGCCGTACCTTCGGCGGGGTCTTCATCCTCGACGGTTTCCGCATTTTTTACAGCGCGGGGCGGTGGAATGCGAAAGCCGGGGCTAATCCCTTGGATCAGGCCAGCGGCAAAGGCGTTAAAGAAGTCTTGCGCCCATGAGGTTTGCTGCACCTCTTGCGTGATGATCGCCTCAAACGTCAGCGCGTCTTCGCTATCTGTCAGGATCAGCGTTTGCGCTTTGCGGCTGGCAAGGGGTTTGTCATAGGAATGGCCCAGCAGGATATGAATGTCGTCTTCGGGACGTTCCACGCGATAGGCAAACGCTTTTGGCTTGATAACCTCTTTGCGGGGGCGGCCACCATTGCGCCCGCCATCACTTAGAACCGCACGTTTGCCGTAAGGAAAGCGGCCCGATAGGCGACGGGAACCATCGCCCGCCGCCCGCAGTTCAAGCCCAGCATCATCTGAAAAGCTGGTAAACATAGCTTATCCGATGTTCGAAATAATGCGGGTTTGCAGCCCACGCGCTACGGTAACGTCAGCAGTAACCAAACCAGTCAGGCGTAGCCCGCCAGATTGTGCATCGCTATAAACGTCGCGGATAAGATCCAGACCACCCCAGAGGCCGACAAACGCCGGTGCCACACCGTTGACAGTCGTGGTCAGCAAGGCCGTGCCAGCGGTAAGTTGATTGCCCAGAACAATGTTGCCCGCACCGATATGCTTGGCCAGACGGTCCCATTCGGTAATGCCGCTGCCAGCGTCCCAAACTGCATCGTCCAGATCGCCCCAGATTGCAGGGGTAATGCCCAGCTTAACCTGCGAAGGATCGGTGATCGCATTCGCCTGCATGAAGGCAATAACTTCGGCCTTGAACGCGGTCCAAGTCGGAGCCGCCGCCGCCATATCGGTATCGGTAATGCCGTAAGTTGCCGCGCCAGTTATAACGCCAAGCGGTTGACCAGATGCACCAGAGCCAAGCAGAATTGCGCGGTCCAGTTCGGTGCCAATCGCTGCCGACATATCCCGACGAATTGCAGCCTCAAGGCCAGCGCCGGATTGTTTCAGAGCCTTACGGCTAATCCGCATATGTGCGCCCAAGGTCTGGTCAGGCGACAAGGTAGCTTCGCCCGTTTGATAGGCCGTATCGTTCGGGACGTTGCCGCCTTCGGTCGCAGCCCAGCCCGCAGTTGCGCCAGATGTAGCAACAGGGAACGCTTCGGAGCCTTGCGCGATGCTGACAGACGACACACCAAGACGCGCCGCAACAGATGCCGGGAACAGACGGTCGATGATAGGCCGCGTATTGATCGGGCTGGGGGTATCGGTCGAGACTGTTGAGCGCTGTTCCAGCACTTCAAAGGGAACAGGAACGCCACGGAACCCACCAGCATTGCGCATTTCCTGCACAACTTCGGCGGTTGCACCATCAAGCGCACGGCCTTCATCAAGGTTCAACGCAATTTGCCGCAACTCGAATTTGCTAATCAGGGCGGAATATTCACGGTCAGAGCGAGTTTCAAGTTCGCCTTTTGCTTCACTCCGCTGTTCATCTTCTGAAATCAAAGCAGCACGGTAGCGGGTTTCATTGGTGCGATATTCGCTATCCAGATCACCAAGGCTTCGGGTTTCGTCTTCGGTCGGTTTTTCTTTGCCGACCAATGCCGCCAACTCTTGCCGGATTTCAGACTGTCGGCGGCTGATTTTAATACTATCAAGCATGTTAATTTTTACCTATCTAGGTTTAATTTTCGATGCCTAATTCTATCAAATTGCTAGGTTTTATTGAAATCACCGGCTTTTATCAGCGCTTTCCACTTTTCCCGCTCAGGGTTTGGCTTGCCTAGTCCAATCTCAATGCGCGTTTTGCGGCTATGACATGGGGTGCAAAGCGTCTGCAAATTGGTCAATTCATAAGCCAAATCAGGCGCATGACGCACCGGTGTAATGTGATCCACTTCTAAGCGTCCCCCGCGTGTTCCGCATTCGACGCACTTCCAGCCATCGCGGTCTTTGGCTTGCTTGCGCACAACCTTCCAGCGCTTTGTTCCTGTCACCTTCGCGCTATAGCGGTCGTAACGTCTTAGACCCATTGCGCCACCCGGCCTTTGCGGCTTGGTCGGTTCACCATCCGCGCCCCTTCGGCAACGGCAATGACAGATGCAGCAGCCGCATCAATCCGGCCCAAGGATCGCGCCTTTGCCAGCTTATGATTGCCAGCAGGATCAACCAGCGTGATAGCGTCAGCAAAGGCAGATCGCAGCAACAGGCTAGGCTGCGTTTTAACCATGCCTTCAAAGAGCGCCCGCCTGAAACGCTCAATGTCTTCGGCCCCGTCGCGCCATCCGAATCCGCGCCAGATGAACGGCACCCGTTCCAGACCAGCCGCCCGCATGGCTTCGGTAAATTCGGCATGACGGAACCTGTCGCCAACGATGCAAGCGATGCCCTGCCCGTCTGTCATTGCCACCACGTCAGCCAACCAACGCCCCACCGGAACCGTTGTATCGCCCATCGTGGTCAGCTCACCCCGTTCCTGCATTTCAGAGTAGCGCCCAGATACACCGTCAGCCGCACCACGGTCAGCCAACCCCGGCTTGCAAGGGAATGTACCAATCGCCTCTAAGCGTCCCGTTTGGGGCCAGTACAGCGCCGCTGCCGACATGCTACGCGACCCGCCCAGATCAACCCCCAGGACACAAGGCCCTTCGCGGGGCGGCAGATCATCCGGCGCAACTTCGGCGGCAAGGNATTCGTCAATCGTGACCAGCATAGAACGGTCTTCGGTGCTGACACGTTCGTTCCGGTTCAGGTTTCGGAAACTGGAAAGCGCAGAGCCACCACGGGCAATTGCACGGGATGCTTGCGCCACCAGCCATTCGGCAGTTGATCCAATCCCCTCTTTAGAGCCGGGGTTAGCAACCAGCAGGCTTTCCAGATCGTCAGCAGGTAGACCAAACGCTGGCCGATGTTCCTGCACATATGTTCCGGGGGGCGGTTCATCCAACCAGCGAGAAAAGGTGTTCGCATCATCGGGCGCACTGGTCGAGATAATCAGCGCCCGACCGTCACGCTTGCCAAGCCCTGACAGAATGGCGTTTTCCAGATTGTCGCCCTTGTCACGATCCCAAGCGGCGCGTTCGTCCAATATGGCAAGGGTCGGAGCGCCGCCAAGAATGGATTTGCCATCCGCAGCAATACACCGCGCAAGCCCGCCACCGTTGCCGCTATATTCAATTTCCAGTTTGGAGCCGCGCCGGATCGTGAAGCGCTCTTGTTCCTCATCGGGCAGACCCTCGACAAACCCGACAATAAACTGAAACGCAATCTTTGCTTGGTCACGGTTTCGAGCGGCAAGAATGACTTCCCGTTTCGGCTGGTCGGTCAGTTCGCCCATTACGTCAGCCAAGGCCAGACCGGCAGACAATGCAGTTTTGCCGTTACCCCTGCCGATGCTAAGGCACCCAATCATGACGCTCGGAGCCAATGCCCCGACAATGAATTGCCGCTGATATGAGGCCAGTTTAACAGGCTTTCCCGCCATTTTACCCTCGGGAATGCGCAGTTTTTTCATGAAGGCAATAGCGGCAGAGGCTTGTTTACTTGGCCTACCCATCACTTTTTCCGGAATTTTTCGGGAGAGAGAAAGGAACAGTAAGACCCCCGAAAGGCCCCCC